AGCCTGTTAATTTTTCTATGTCTTTTACTGTTACTTGGTGAGAGTGAACTCCTGTTGGTTTGTCGGTTGTGTAATTTGTGTGTTTGATACGAACTGTATCTTGAGAGTAGGAGGTTGTTACCACCGATAACAATACTGCCAATAGTATTAATAACTTTTTCATGTTTATAAATATTCACTTCAAGAAGCGAAATAAATAAAATTCGTTATTACTGTCCAATAATAGTGCAGTTCTATTTTCCACCCAATCACCGGAGTTTAAATAGAGATTGTCTCCAATTTTTTTATCGGCGGGTTGGTGAATGTGACCGCATATAACTCCGTTGCAACCGTGTTTTTCTGCCATTTTTACCGCTGTAGTTTCAAAATCGTTAACATAATTTGTGGCAGTTTTAACTGCCGCTTTTATGTCTTGTGATATAGACTGGTATGGTAGCTTTCTCCAAGATCTGTACCTATTGTACCATCTGTTGCACCAAAGAGCCAGGTCGTAGCCAATTGATCCTATCTTTGCAATCCATTTGTACTTTGTAATGAAGACGTCTATTACGTCCCCATGAAATATGTAGTAGCTTCTCTTTCTGAATTGATCGTTAATCATCCATTCGTAAGTGTGTAAAATATAGTCCTCTCTAATTTCAATGTTACCGAAATGATTACCGATAAATTCTTCAAGGAATTCGTCGTGGTTACCACGAATCCAAACTATCTTTGTTTTGTTAGAAAGCTTAAGCAACTTAGAAATAACTTTCGTGTGGGATTTTTTCCATTTTGATCCGCGGTTTAAAGCCCATCCGTCCACAATGTCCCCGTTCAATATTAAAAGATCTGTTGGATGATTGTCCAAAAATTCGATAAATTCTTTTGCTTTTGAGTCCTTTGTGCCTAAATGTAAATCGCTAACAATAATGGCTTGGTATTTCATTTCCAATAGTTGTAGTCTTGTTTGAACCAATTATCGTTGTTTCTATTTAGCCAAGAATTCCAGGCCAATTTGATCATATACCATACACCTTTTTTATCAAATCTTCTGCTCGGAGTATGTACATAACAATCAACGATTCTAAATTTTTTGGGTTTAATTTTCGAACTGAGATGATAGTCCTCAGCAATTTTATCCTCTTCATTAAATTTTCCTAATTTGTTAAATGTATCAATTTTGAATAACATGAATCCGCCGATGGCGAATGGCTTAGTCTTTGAACTAATCAACTGAATAACGTCAAATACACGATAAACCCAGTTAAATCGTTTATCCAAAGTTTTAAATTTACAAGTTACCAAATCCAAATCGTACTTCATGATCTCTTGTAAACAATTTTTTATGACGTTCGGCTCTAGTAAATATATGTCCGCATCAAGAAATAGCACGTACGGAGTGTTAACTAATTTTGAACCTTTATTTCTAGCGATCGCCGGAAGACCTCCGTCTATTATTTTTATAAACTGTGGCGACTTAATTCTGTAATTATGTAACGTATTAAACGTATCGTCTGTTGAACAATCGGCTATTATAATTTGACAATCCACGTGTTGTTTTGCCAAATGTCCAAGCACATTAATAATACCTCTACCTTCATTTTTGCACGGAATAACTATGGTAAGGTATTTATTCATACCTATAAATATTCGTTAATTGAAAGTCATAATCTATTTTTTCTTTTTATGTTTTTTCTTCTTAACTACCACTTTACGAACTGGCAATGTTTTTACACGATACCCAGTCTTTTCTTCTCTGTTGTCAAATTCGTCTAAATTAAGACGCACGATAAGATCTTTTAACTGATCGCTGTACGTATGACCCATTTCAGAATAAATGTTGTCTAAAAATTTGTAGTACTCAACTTCAGTATTGATCCTTAAAATATCGTTTCTTACAGAAATCATCAGATAATAATCTATGACTGATTCTTCCCATTTTTTATAATGGGCGTATCCATTAATAGAACTGTCCGCTGTAGTCATTCTATTGTATGGAACTCTCATTCCAAATAAGTTATTATTCGTTTTAAAATTTTTAGATTTGAACCAACCAGTTTCAAGTACCGCTTGCGCCACCACTATTTTTTTAAACTTAAACGGTAGAGAATAAACTGCCATTTCAACGTCCTTAACAGTAATGCTATCATTTGGTATTGTTAATTGAACGGGTTGAGAATGACAACTAATTAAAGTCGACCACAGTAAAAGTACCAAAACTATTGTTTTCATTTCCAAAATATTTGTATTGCGACTATTGTAAAAGCGAGTAATACGCTTGCTATAGTCTTTAAATTAATTGGCTCTTTAAATAGAATAATGCTCATGACTGTGAATACAATTATGCCCACTGCAAAACCTATCAATCTACTCGGCCATATTTCTCCTCCAAATCCTTGAACAAAAAACTGTACGGACTTAATGTAACACCAGCTTAACGGGACACTCATTAAAAGTATTATCCACATATATTTTTCGTACCATCCGTATTTGATCGCGCCTTGTAATTGCAGGAAAGATCCTATCTGACCCAATAGACCAAATAGGATTCCGTATAATATCTTCATTATTCAGTTTCTTTATCTTTAAACTCTTCGAACTCTTTTTTCGCTTCTGGATTAACTTCGTTTAAATGATCTTCTGCTAGTTCGTAGCGGCCTAATTCTGCGTTAGCGTTAAATAATTCTTCCCTTAAAGAATCAACAATCACTTCTTGTTGTTTGTATTTTTTGATTTGATTGTGTTGATCGTGTATGATGTACAACAACATACCAACTGTGGCCAAACTCAATACTGCATTAATGTACTTCTTCATCTTTATTGTTTTTGTCTTTATTAATAATGTTTCCATCTTCGTCCAATTCTGGCGCATTTTTGATTTCGTAGATCATCCAGGTTGTGATGATTACTACTACTGCTATCAATATTTTACTAAACATAATGATATTTTTTGATTGTTAATAATTGTTTTTTCTAGTTAGTCCCACCAAGATTGTATGTGGCGTTCTAATACTTTATATAATAATTTGTGACATCTTTCTTGATTATACATTCCAACAAATAAGGCGAGTGTTTGCTTATCATTTAAATCCTTATCAGGATACATTTTTTTAACTCTACGAACTGCTCCTGGGTATTTAGCTAAGTATGCATCAAGATTTTCCCATTTCAATTCAAATTTAACGCTTTTATGTTTAGGCATACCTTCCACGTCTTCAAGCTTTAAGTCAGATTGTTCGTAATCGTATTTTTCTAGAGTGTAAAACTCCTCGTGTTCACGCTCAATCAAATTAAGTGCCAAAGTCATGTAACGATTATCTCTATCAATTTCAGTATGACGATTAGCATTGATCAAATGCTCACGTTGAAATTCAATTTTCTTTTGAAGCATTTTAGTAATAAAATAATCATCCCAATCTCTATCTTTGTATAAAGTTGGAATCCATCTAATTATGTTTCGGATACCTTTAAAGAAATCTCTTATTCTCCAGTGAACATAACGTCCCCATCTAAATCTGTCCCAAGCAGAGTCTTTTGGAATTGGTAGTTTATTGTACTGTTTCATTTCTCTTTAGTTTTTTAATGTGATCGTATAGTTCTAATAACGTTCCATCGAAGTTTTCCATTATGCTGGTCAGCTCTTGTCTTTGAATGTTGAATGTTCTACGAAAATCCGAATAGATCTTGTCCATGAGCTCTTTTTCGTGCTTTTGGTAATCTTCGTTCAACCTTCTTGACCTTTCCAAACAAAGACCCTTTACCTCGTGGCGATCGCTTACGTTTTTTACATTAACCAATTTATCTTCCATCAAATAGAATTCGTGTTCCATTTGATATAGATAATCTGAAGGGTCGTAATCACCGTGTTTTATCTTTTCGTAAAGGGGAGTTTTTTTATCCAATTCTTTTCGTGTCTCGTACCTGCGCCACCAATAATATTGATTGTATTTCTTTTTGGTGAGACGGGCCAATTGTGACTCTAGAAATTCTCTGTCGCAGAACGCTTGCATAACTTTTATTTAAAGTAAATATACTAAAGTCTGGGATGCTGGAGAAATCTATTTTTCGAGTAGATTGTAATGTCTTGGGTACACATGGAGATTAGCAATCATCCAATTCATTTGGCCAATTTTATAATTAGTTTCTAAAGATATTTTTTCCATTAATTTTGCAAAACAATATTGATCATTTCCAAATCCGAACCATAAATCTATAGACCTAGCAAATATAGTTAAGTGAAGTTGTTGATTTCGTATATAGAAATTAAGGGCTACATTACAAGGCGTATCATACTTATACATATCTAATTCATGAAGTAAATAATGTACTATAATAGCTTTCCTAGTTTCTGGATTAGTTTTAAGTTCATTTATTACTCTTTTTAATTGATCGTTATAATTCCAAAAATATCCATAGTTACTAACTACGTTAGTCGTACCAGGTACCATCATCTGTTTCCAGATTTTAGCTCTATCTCCAATTTCTTTAGCATCACGATCTCCTTTAAGATACCAATCCCATTCAAAGTCAGCGTAATCTAAATTAAACTTTCTTTCAGGAGTTGTGATAATCTTGTCTTCAGGATACAATAGAGTAAATGATTCATTGAAGATTGCTTTAGTACCTGCGTAATCTTCCCCTTCTGTCATTATCTTTTTATAGAGATCTTCAAATGCGTAAGTTGCATTATTGTACTTCATACTTTTCTACTTTAATAAATTGTTTTAAAAATTCTACAGGTTTTAAATCTCTGTAAGCTTCTAAGTATACTACTCTTTTAATGCCTGATTGTATAATCAATTTACAACAATTTTGACACGGAGATAAACTTAAGTATAAAGTGCTACCGTCTACTGAGTTACCTGATTTTGCCGCTTTTAAAATCGAGTTCATTTCTGCATGAATAACCTCTTCTTTGGTGACATTATTTTCTTCGCATCCATTATCCATTCCAGTTGGGGTGCCATTGTACCCAAAAGATATCAAATTCCCAGCCTTCACCAACACTGCGCCCACTTTTGCTCTGGTGCAGTATGATAAAGTTCCAATTTGTTTTGCTATCTCAATAAAAACAGAATCTAATCTTTTTTGTTTCTTCTCTGATATTTCCATGTTATGCTTCCTTTACGAAAGTTCCATTTTCCATTTTTCCTTTTCTCTTAGCGATAACTTCGTAAGCAGAATTGATACATTCTTCAATGTCGTATCCCTTTAATTTAGCAAGATTAGTAAGAACCACTACACAATCACCAATAGCGTCAACGAATTCTTCTTCGTCTTGTTTTAAGATAGACTTTGCTAATTCTCCTGTTTCTTCTAATAACTTAATATACTGTGTTTTAGCATCACCTTTATCGTAAATGCCTTTGTCTTGAGCCCAATCTCTGATTGGTTGAAATTCTTTTGTTAAATTCATATTATTTATTTTTTGTACTTAAATATTCATCTAGCGATGCCATATAACCTAAAGCATCCAAATAGTTATCTTGTTTGTAATTCCAAGACGCTCTGGACAGCTTTAGTGCAATTAATACATTATACGCATCTTGCGTAGTTATTTGTTTTCTAGACATTTCTGATGCGATTCTGGCAGTTTGTTCCATGCCTTCTATAAATTCTCCATATTGACGTGACTTTTCTTCATTTCGTTCAAAGACTATATCATGTGCTTCTTGCAATATACTTTTTTTCTTTTCCATAACTTTAATATACTGATTATTTACTTACTATATCAATTAATCTTTGTAGTAGGCTTTAAAATCTTTAAAATCACCCCACTCACGACTTGAATCTACATCACTCGGTTTTAAACTTGATTTAGGCATATTACCTGCCACGTTCCAAAACCAATCCCCCTGCTGCCCATGAGTCTTTAGGAGCTCCCAACCTTTGGCATCGTATGTTTGTATAGAATCGAAAGGGGTCTGTACCCTTGAAGATTTTAAGAAAGGTCTGTCGTGAGTATAAAATTTGGCACGACCAAGTTCTCCGTCCTGCACGTTTCTTGCGACTGCAACAGCGTTAAATTTGGTGTTCGGTAAAGCTATCTGTAAAGTCCTAGATAAAACTCCAGTGGAAAACACAGTCCACATTGTTTCTATGTTAGTGTCCTTAAAATTGTCGTTGAACACTCCAACACCACCAGCAACCACCATTTCGTGCTTCAAACCAAATGGTAAATACTTTGCGCCAATTCTTTCTGCGAACTGTTTCGCCCAAATGTTTGCGGTCGGCATCGCAGGAATTTTTACGAATAATGGGATACCACCGTTTTCTATCGCGGTTAGTTGGTGTTCTGAGGCTTCTTTAGAAGCAGGCATAACTAAATACAGTTTCTTGTTGTACTTTTTGGCCAAATAACAAAGCGAGTAAGGAGCGTAACCTGTTCTTGGTGCCACGTAAACCATTGCGTCCTCTTTTACTTGAGAGATCATAAAATCCCCCATCTTTGCTTTAGTACCGAATTGAAATTCGCCGTCGTCCACCACATTGAATCCGTCGTACTGCTTTACTTTGAACGTAAAGTCGTGCTTGTAATCCTTTGTCATGTTCAAGTAGTAGTTTAGGTCCCTACCGTTGGAC